GTAAATCAGCAGCATCCTGACTTCTAGCATTAGATACGTCAGCTTTTAATGTATTTCTTGCATCTTCACTAAGGTTTTGATCTTGTTGATTACTGAACAATGTACCTGCTTTAATACCTGCAGATACACGTTTTCCTTCTTCTAGCACAGCTTCTTTCTTAATACCTTGGCTTCTTGCCAATTCTTTGTCAAATATAGATTTATTAGCGTCAAACTCAGATATTGTAGTTTTGGCTTGTGCAGCTTCTGCACCTAATATGCCTCGCCCTATATTTCCTAAAGATTCGCCAAGTGTAGCTCCACCAGGAGCTAATAGACCAGCAGAAATTCTGTCTCTTCTAAGTTTTTCAGGGTCAAGTAAATTAGCTGTTATACCTGCTCTATCAGCCGCAAATTTATCTATCTTTGCTTTTTGCTCATCAGATACGTCAAGATACTTTCTTAAATCGTCTCTATCTGTATCTATTAAAGATTCTATACCTGTTTTTACTTTATCTTTCATAGCACTGCTACGATCAGGAGCAGTATATTTTACGTCATTAGGATCAAATTTAACTAAATTTGGATCAATCTTTGCCCCCTTTACTTGAGGTACATTTAACCCAGCAATTCCTGGTTCTTCTTCACGTGCGGTACCACCTGCCATTATGTCCATGGGAGGTTTTTCTGGGATAGGCGGAGAACCTTTTAAAGCTATAGGAGGACCACCTATTTCATCTGCTCTATCTTTTATATTTCGTTTCATTAACTCACCGATAGGGCTTGTACTTTGTAGTTTATTAGTAAGAGCAGTAGTATAAGGTCCAGGAGTAAGATTTACTTTTTCACCTGCATCTGTCCCTCCAATCATAAACTGATCGTCATATTCTTGATCTGCCACTAAACTACTTATTACACCGTCTTTACCTAGAGCGTCTCTAGCTATGCTGTCAGGTCCCATCTTTGCTGGTGCATCTAATTTTTCTAATGCCTTTGAATATTCTGCATAATCTATATCCCCAGCTCTATAACTTTTTTCTAACTCTGCTTTCTTTTCTTCTATAAGTTTACTTAAAGAAGTTGGTACTTGATCTCCTGCAGCAAAACCAATTATACCACCACCTGCAGCTTTTACCACAGGAGGCAGAGGATTAGCTGCTACACCACTAACTCTAGGATCACCAGCTGCTACCTTGTTTATATTTTTTTGTGCCATTGCTTGTTTATTTTTAAGCACGCCACCAACATTTTTTAACATGTCATTTTTAGTCTGACCTGTAAGCTCAGCTTCATATTGTTGTGCAATGGTTGTAGGTTTATTTTCCATCTTTAACTGCATATCACGAGCATACGCGGCTTTTTCAGATTTCATTTTCTGCATAGCAAGTAAATCAAGTAACTCTTGACTCTGCGTATACCTTGCTTGTAATGCTTTAGGGTTATCTCTATAAGCATCTACTCTATCTTGTACGTCTGAACCTAAGTTTGCACCTATCATTATTCTGCCTCCCCACCCATTATTTCTGCACCTGTAGGAGTTGTAGGGGTTGTATTACCACCAAATATTGAATCATACAACTTTTGAACACCACCTATAGATTGTGATAATTCACTTATCCCTGTAGGTTGTTGGTATGTGTACGATTGTGCTGCAAGAGGTAGACCCTGTAGCAATGACTGCATATATTGTACTTGTTTGTATGGGAAATCTCTTTCTTCTTCAAACTGTGCTCTATCAGCTGCAATGCCTTCACCTTCAATACCACGCTGTAATGAACCTAAGTCAGCTTGTTTGAGTAATGTACCCAGACCATACTGATTAGTCATGTCTTGAGCAGCCCTTCTTCTATCTTCTTCCGTATTAAATTGTTGCATAGCTTTATCATAAGCATTTGCATATCCTGTGCCTGTAATACTAGCTATTCTGTCTAACAAACCACGATTACCTTCAGCCTCCATAACAGCTTGTCTTGAACCACCAAATGCACCTGCTTTAGTCAACCTGCCTGCGTCTGCAACTCGTTGTATTTCTGCCTGTCTTCTAGCCGCATCTATTTGCGGGTCTAATGCACCTTGTAAATATGGATTCATAAACTGTTGAGCAGTACCAGTATCTGTAAAACTCGTTGGTGTAAAGGCTCCCATCTGTTCTGTAGGTAGTGTTAATCCTGCTAAACCACTAAAAGCTTGGCTTTGTAAATCGGTTTGTCCTGCTGTAAGAGGTCCTTGATACGCCTGATATGGCATACTTCCCAGTGCCTGACCTCGACCAAGCATCTCTGTAACATAAGGTCCAACATAGTTGGAAAGAGCTGATTCTGTACCTGTTTGTTTACCTAATGTACTTCCAGCACTAGTTGTAGCTAAAGCACCTGTACCTGTTGTATTTACGTCTCCAACTGCCATAATTAAGCCCTCCCCATTGGAAGCATTTTGTCAGGGTCTATAGCAGGGGCTTGTTTTGTTGTACCCGTCCTAGCTTGTCTTACCCTATCCATCATTGCATATAAATTCTTTGCGCCTGCGTCAGAGTTACCATTACCCATACCGCTAACCACATCTGCAGGTACGACAAACTCACCACCACTTAATGCTGCTGGGTCTTTTCCATCTATACTTGCAGGTATCTTGTCTGCCATACCATCTGTAGCACTTCTAAGATATCTAGGAGGTGCCATACCCGCAATACCACCCATAGCTAAATTTTGAGGTGCAGGAGTAGGAACAGACATTGTCTGCCTTGCAGGGTTAGCTAAATTAGCTGTTTGTAACGCAGCTGCTGCACCGCTTGTATCCCCGCCACCATAATCTACATCTGTAAAATATCGTTGTCCACTACTTCCAGGTCTACGATTAGGATCAAATGACCCAGGAACTTGTTGTCGTGAGGCTGTGTATGTAGGTATCTTACCTTGGTATCCAGTCATTTGTGGACCACCTACACCTAAAAATTTACCTAAAGAACTATTACCACTAATAACACCTGCAGAGCCTAACAAACTAGCTAAACCACCAACTCCACCTGCCACGCTTTTAAAATCTATACTACCATCATCTGTTTGAAATATGTCTGTTACATCATCAAGAAAACCACTATCACCAGTGTTGGTTAAGTAGTTGTACGCAGTGTCACCAGCCCCTAGTATTGTATCCCAAAAGTCAGCCATTAGCTATCTCCTATAAGTTTTAATAATCTATCATTAATTTCTGTAACTTGTCCACCTTTTCTGTAGGGTGTTCTGTAAAATGATTGTTGTCCTGGATCTCTAAATATGCTTTGAAAATCGTAAGGTGTGCCTATTTGAGCAAGGGGAGATTGTTTTACCTCAACTGCCTGTGGTTGCAGAGCACCATACAACTGCTGTACATTCTGTTGTCTTTGTTGTCTTTGAGCCTGCAGAGCAAGTCTTTGTTTCTCATCTTCTGCTTGTTGTGTAAGCATTGTTTCTATTTGTGACTGGGCATCTGCTACTTGTTGTGTAAAGTTTTGAGTAACGTCAGCTTTTGTATCAGCTATTGTGCCAAATATACCTGTAGGAGCAAACTTAGAATCTTGTGCAAACTGTACATCCTGTCCTTGCATAGCGTTTTGCAGTAAAGTTTGGTCAGCGGCATCTACTTTACCATCACCTGTAACATCATACTGAAGCATGTCAGTGGTAAGCTCGAATGTAGACGGATCAGCTAATGCCTCTTGTTGAGCTATCAGATCAGTAATAAAATCAATATCTACATCAGTTACCTCACCTGCAGGTTTACCAATTATATCACCTATCTGCGTAATCTCATCTGTAATGTCAGTCTTTACACCAGTAATTTGTTCTGTAATGTCAGTCTTTACACCAGTAATTTGTTCAAGTAAGTCTGATTCTACATCAGTTATCTTTTGACCTAGCTTAGTTTCTATACCTGTTATTTGGCTAGTTAGATCTGTTACACTAACACCAAGTTGTTCACTAAGTGTTTGTATGGCTTCATCTTGGGTTGCACCTGCATCTACAAGTTGTTGTATTTGTTGTGTTAACGATGCTTCTGTATTAGTAAGCTTAGTCTCTAAGTCAGAAACTTTATCTCCCACGTCAGCTATCTGATCGCCTACATCAGTAAATTGTTCTTGTATTCCAGATTCTACAGCTTCTATCTGGCTAGTTAGCTCATCTATGCTTATATTAAGTTGTTCACTAAGTGCTTGTATAGCTTCATCTTGCGTAGCACCAGCAGCTGTTAGTTCTTCTAATCTTTTAAATATACCTGTAGCAGGTGTATCTTCTGTAGACGGAGCACCTATGTTATATTTAAGCACGTTGTATTGTGCCCCACGCAGAGCTCTGTTTATTTTGCCTTCTAGTTCAGACTCATTATATTGCCCTACTAGTTTATCTACGTCTTCTGGTCGCACATCAGGCAGTCCAGCAGCTCTAAATTGTGCTAAAACCTCGTCTCTATCTACAAAATAAGGATCAGCACCTTCTGCTATTTCTTTTTCTGTGTCAGTCTGAAGACCTTGTTTTACAAAACTATCTATAAATTCAGCGGGTAGTTGATTAGTATCGAACCCTAAAGATTGTAGGTACGTAACGACTTCATCTCTTGTGGTAAGACGTTCTTGTGTGTATTGTTTTATAGCTTCTTGTTGTTTTGACTCTTCAATTTGTTTTACAAACTGAGTAACTTCGGCATCTGTAGGATCATATCCTTGATCTGTAAGATATTTTTTAGCTTCTTCTTTTGTTACAGCTTGAGGATCAAATATCTTCTGCTGTTCTGCTATAAACTCTGCTTCAGATTTTTGACCTGTTAATTCTGCTATCTGCTCATCTGTAAGTGTTATACCTTCTGCTGTAGCTAAGTCTAATATTTCTTGTTTATCTACAACACCTGCATCAATATAAGTCTCAAACTCAGATGCAAAGTCTGTACTAGAAGTATCTCCTACAAAATTACTCATTTCTTTCGCTGTAGGTTTATATACGTCTTTTACCTCTTGAAACGCATTATTTACGTCTTCCGAGCTTGTAAACCCTTCACCAAATATTTTGTTCAATAAGTTTGTCTGTAAAGTCTTGTCTATTACACCTAAATTAGCTAATTGTTGTTTTGCAGCATCAGCACCTTCTGCTGTATTAGCTGCCTCTGTAACTATTTTATTAACTTCAGGATTAAAAGTAGCTAGTGCACTAGATACATAGTCTCCTGTAACAATGGCGCCTTGTATACTAACACCTGTGCTACTACCAGATATAGATCCTAACAACGCGTTTGCTGTAATATTACCAATTACATCTCTATCAGGGTCTATTTTTACTATTTGTGTTTCGGAATATGCTTTAGAAAGACCTTCTTCAGTAAATTCTTGCAGCCCCTCACCTGCACCTGTTTTTATAACATCAAAAGCTTCTGAAAAATTACCACTTTTAGGTTTATTACCAAATACAGCTTTTTGTAATTTATTACCACCAACTCCCATAGTGGCGATGTTAGCTAATCCTGCTACTATTCCTGTTTCTTTTGCTATTGGATCTGCATACGCATCTGCTTCTGCATCGGACATACCTGACTTTTTAGCTGCCGCATATGCTTCATTATAAGCCTCTTCTGCAGAGCCACCCATAGCTTCAGCAAGATCTAAACCAACTGCTGTCGTAAACCCTAACGACTTAGCAAGAAAGCTTCCCGCTTTAAACGCATATTCAGCACCTTTTGCAACCGCTCCACCGACCAATAATGTAGGTATTTCTTGTATTAATTCTTTTGCTACATATTCTGCTGCGAAAGTCCCAGGAGCCTCAGAAGCCGCACCATAGATAGCTTTTGCCACATTCCAAGATTTTTCATACCAAGGTGCATTAGGATCAGTGTCTTTATTTGCTTCAGCTATCTGTCTTTGTATGTCTTGTGATGCTTGTTTATGGTCTTCTGTTTTTATATTATCAGAAAGTTTTAATAGTTTTTTAGAAAACTCTGATATTTTAGTGCCTTTTGGATTTATGTTTACATACCGTAACATGCTATTATAACTAGATAATAACTCTCCACCTGCATCTAATATTATACCTGCAGAGTTCTTTAAAAAGTCACTATCAGAAGTTTTTGCATAATCATAAGCTTGTTTAATAAACTCATATGCGTTGTAACCCAATACAGACGTGATAGATGCTTCTGTGCTATTAGGATCTAGCTCGGCGATTATGTTTATACCCGCAGCAGGATTGTTTTTTAAAATACCATAAACATCATTTCCATCAAAAGGAGCTAGATATTCTTTGCTTTGGACTACATTACCTTCTTCATCTTCGATTACAGTATCGTATTGTCCTTCGAGCCCTGATTTGCTTTGAACTACTGTAGTTTTAACTTTTTTGTTAAACCTTGGGTCCCACTTATAATCAGTGTCCTCTGTCTTATCAGGGGTAGTAAAGGATACATCTCCTTTATCGTCTATTACTACAGTAGCATTTCCATTTGCTATATCTACGTCTGAAACTTTTTCTTTGCTTATTAATAAGTCATCTACGAACGTCATATCATTTATGTATCGTTCGCCAATATCTTTTGTAACATCTTCTACATTAGCATTTTTTACGTCTTGTAGAGTCTTATAGTTATCATTAAACTCATCTTGTATGCGTTTTCTAGTATTTTTGTTTAAACGAGTAATATCTAAACCCGTTTGACTCATTGCGTTTTGAAATAAATTATATTTTTCTGTTTTTAATTGTTTGTCATATTGTGCTTGATTTGTAGGTAAATTTTCATCTTTACCTGTTGTAAGCCAGTGGTAGTAAGCATCGATGGGCTCACCTGACTCGTCTTGCACTCCTATACTATTTAGTCTTGCATACTCTTCTTCATTAAAATCTTCACCTACCATGGCAATCACAAACGCTTTGTCTGTAGCACCTTGCACAGGTTTAAGCACATCGTCTAGCTGATCTCCACTAGATATTAACTTATCTTTTAATACCATGTATTGAGTTTTTAAAGGTTCAATACTGTTATATGCTTCATCTGCTTCAGCTTTATATTTATCTAATAAAGGTTTAAATTTATCGTCATAATCTTTATCTAACTGTCTAGTGTACGAATTATAAGTTTTTACAAGGTTATTATATTCTTCTAACGTTCTTTTGTAACTTTGTTCTCCACCATCAGCTTCTAAATTAATGTTTTGTAACCGATCTCTTGTTCTATCTATAGCAGCTTTTTGTCTAGCACGTTCATCAAACCTAGGCTTCATCTCATCTGCTATAGAATTATAGTTAGCAGCTGCTGCTTCATAGTCGGCTACAGCATCATCAACTTCTTGTGCTTTATCTGCAGTAAGTTTATAATCGCCTGATACTTTATCTATTGTGTTCTTAACTTTTTTATCTATAGTTTTGTTAAGTTCTTGCGATCCATACTTAATTACAGAATCCATTATAGCTTTTGGCACATCTCCACCTGCAAAAGCTACATTTGCCGTATTTAGTATACCATTTGTAATTGCTGCAATTTGTGCATCACTAAAGTCCCCGCCCTCATTTAGATAAGAGCCTACAGCTTCGGTAGTTACATATGCTTTTGTTACTGCACTGGCTATAAGTTCGGGTGTTACTTCTTGTCCAGTCAATGTAGCCGTTATAGATGATTCTATTACATTTTTTGCTGCTTGCGGTAGTTTTTGATAGTCTGCATTTTCAGATAATTGACCTAAACTAGCAGATACACCAGCTTGTATACCACCTTTCAAAAACGCCTCAACAGGATCTTGTCCGTATATTACAGCGGCTGTAGCACTAGCACTACCTTGAGCAACAATTTTCCCAACTACTTTAGATGTGGCTGTCTGTGCTCCTGCTGATACAGCATCACCTGCATAACTTCCTACTTTTGCCCCCACTTGTTGTGCTACATAAGCTTTAGCAGTCGCCTCAAGAATATCACCAATGTCACCACCATTCATAGCGACATCTGCACCCTCTATAAGAGGTATAGCCCAAGGGGCATATATGGCAGCTGTTATGGTGGCAATAGTCTTTAATGGATCGTCCAACATGGCATCTATAGTGCCTTCGACTGTCTCTACAACAGGATCAATTATCTCATCAACAATCCAATCCCCTACATCACCTATTGCATCTCCAATCCATTTGATTGGTTTCTTAATAATCTTTTTTATAGGATCGAGTATAGGAGCCATATTAAAACATCTCGTTCAAAGGATCGTCACCAAATTTTACATAAACAAGATACCCATCGTCATCTTCAGGTTGACCTAAATACATGTTGGTATCTACACTCATTAAACGTTTTTGTATAATTTTTATAGCAGGCACTAACGTTTCACCTTTAAAATAAGTAGAATAATGCGTAATATCTTTATCTTGTAAGTAACCTCCATATTTTAACATATTGCGTATAAAGTTTCTACTCGTGTCCACATTAAGAGGTCTTCCGTGCATCTTAGATTTCTTGTTTCCTTTGCCAGTATGACCAATAAACACAGTATTTCCTATCTGTACGACGTCAGTATCAGGCATATTTGTTTCTTCAGCTAAAGTAGCCAATATTGTCTCTATATTTAAAGAACTACCATTATACATAAACCCCAGCTGATCCGATGCCATAGTCATTATGCTAGACATGTCTAATAATTTCTCATTACTGTCTACAGTTTGCATTACGACACCTCTAATATACTAGCAACTACGTGTAGCCTGTTAGCTGTAGCAGCCGTTACTTTAAGTATTTCACCAGTCTGCACAACCAAAGGTGCAGTAAGCAGTTCTGTAGTACCATTTGCACTTATAGACTTTGTTTTAAACAAGCTAAATGTGGCAGGTGATGATTCTGCATCTGTTATAGTCACAGTTATTGTATCCGCATTGCCTGAGTCTTCCGATACAACTATAGATTTTACTATTGCTGTAGTTAAAGCAGGTGCAGTATATAATGTAGTTACACTAGTACTGGATAAGTCTTTTTTTGCATTTTTATATACGTTAGGCATTAACTTAAAAACCACCCTGTAGCTTCGGCTCTATCAGATATAACAGCATTTCTTATAGTTGTATCTATTTGATTAAAATATAAACGTAGTACGTTGTTAAATTGTTCTGCTTGTTGTTGATCGTACTCTGCAGGTGGGTAAGGTAACGCTGGAGCACGAAATTCTACACCATATCTTGTGCTATCTACAGCCATTAACGCCTCCCATCAGGTCGAATATCTAATCTTGGTGTACCTAATTGCCATGTAACACCTGTAGCAGAAGACTCAAAACGCATAGATAATTGGCGTCCTCTTACCCTTATATTTATTAAATCAGTAAATACTTCAACAGGAGATGTTGCTGTGCGTGTTATAGTCGCATTGCTGGACCCGCCCTCTGAAGCAGGTGAGTTACGACCAGATCCAGAACTACTTAACGCATGTAATGTCATAGTTGCAACTGGATTATCTGCGGTAGAACCATCAAAAGACGCATCAGGTACTACACGATTGACTAACGAGAATCTATCACCGTCACCTATATCGAAATCAGAAGATTCGACGTACGCTGTTATTGCAACTGCATTAGCCCCAGCATTATCATCTATACCCTCTTCATGATCTACAAGATTTAAATCATATGTCGCTGCTAACGGTTTATCACGTAATCCAGAATCAAGCCATGCTGTACGTGCCAAAGTTCCATAATACCATATTTTTTCAAGATAATTATAAATTACATAGCTGTCTATTGTAGTAGAACCAGAAGAACAATAAAACCACCATATCTCATGAAATGCTTCATTTGTACCTGCAAGCACTTGTGCATATTGATTTGTATCAAAATCGTTAAATATGTATTTACGAACATCACATCTAAGTGGTTGTGTACGACCATCATACATGTAAAATTTATCTTTACCCATCCAGTAAGCTACACCATTAGCATAAGCCACTGCATTTTGTGAAGATATAGATATGTTTTCTCCAACAAGTGTAGCTGTCCACACTGCAGGAGCACCAACATACTGTAAGGAGTATAAAGAAGAATCTGTCCATACAAGAACTTCTTGACGAGCTTGAGATGCAGCTACTATTTTAGTGCCACGAGATAATCGTAAACTACCTGCCTGATTAGTAGCAGATGGAGTCCAATTAGTAGCATCTTCTTGGTCAGACCATCTAAGTAAAGTAGGATCTATAGTATCGCTTCCTATTTCGTTTGTACCAAAACAAAACACAAATCTGCTAATATCTGACACAAGAATGAGATTTTGCACTACTGGCACGTTAGAAGCTCCGCTACGACTAGTTAACTCTACGGCACGAGTTCCCACTCCATTAGTAGCATCCCAATAGTATAAACGTCCTCCTTCGTGACCAAATATCAAATCTTCACCAAAGTTAGATTGTGTGAAAAAACGAACAGGTGCTGTGGACGATTCACCTACATTCCAAGCTCCAGAACCCCAAGATGATGCACCCCATCCTGACAATAACGTAGCAAACGCATTACCTGTATTAATTTGATATTCTGCTGATACAGTGCCCCCACCTGTAGCACTAGAAGATGCGGCTGAAGAAGCTGTTATAGTATATGTATTTTCAGCTGCAACTACACTTAAACTAATTTGAAATTCACCATCTATAGTAAGACCTCCCACAGCAGACGCATTACTAAAAGTTACAAAATCTCCATCAGAATACCCTTCATTTGCATCGGTAACGGTGACAGTTGTAGATCCAGATACGGTAGTAAAAGGATTACTTAATGATACAGTAGCACGTAAAGGTGTAATATCATTATAATTACCCACATTTGCAATATAAAATTTTAAGTGTGTACCTACGCCAATAAGATTTTGGCCCCCTAACGTAACCCAGTTGTGTAAAGACCTACACACGCCTAAAAATGTAGATGTAGATATACGTGTCCAACCACCTATCTTCTCAGGTGTGCCTTGTCTAAAACGTATCTTATCCCCGTCGTAATATCCACCTTCTGTAGTATATCTAGTACCTTCACGATTAATTCCAGGTTTTAATTTTACTGCTTGAATAGCCAAGATAACTTCTCCATTCTACTACAAAGTCTTTCTGCACGATTAGGTACTTGTTTTGCCCATTTCGAGTCCATCATTTGCACGGATGCCTCCATCCAGTCTTCAGAATCTACAGCTAATTTTAAGTTAACAAATTTAGACAGACGAGGACGACCAAGATTAAACATCATATTTGCAAGTACTAATTGAGCTTCTTCAGGTATGTCTTTGAAATTACTGTATAATATATTGCAGTCTTCTATAGTCATGGCGATATCGGCTTCAAAGCACTCATCGACCCTTTCTTTAGATACTTCTGCCCCTACATCCATGTCATTTTCTGGGTCTGTAGCTTTACATAAATGCCCAATCCCAAACGTCTTATAACCGATGTGGTCTAAATAAACTTCGTATTTGCAACCTTCATCTTCTGCTAATTCTTTTTGTAATTTATCTAAGTCCATTTTTCACCTGTTTTTCTCGTAAAGAATTGACATGTTTATAGTAGAAATAATTACCAATCTTATTAAAAAATTTAAATAAACGCAACCAAGTCCACATCATTTTTTATTAGCCTTTCTAATAGCTTCTTTCCCTCTTTTAAATATACTTGCTACTTTTGATTTACCCATCACTTTTGCTCTTTGTTCACCAACTGTAAGTATTTGTATCTTTCTCGCAAAAGGTTTACTGACTCTTTTAACTTTTGCAACCGTAGCTCTTGCGTCTGCTTCTGTGGCAAACTTGATACCAACTGTATCTTTTGGGTTCTCATCTGTGTATAGTCGTCTCCCAGAACCCTTTGGTTTTTTGCCTGTTCCGACTTTAGGATCTTTTCTTTTTGCCATTTTTCAAAATACTTTTTAAAGTTTTAGCTTGTGCTGCATGTGTCTTACTAGCTTTTTGTAAACCCTTTACAACTTTTTTAATTTTTCTTTTCATTGTATATATCCTTACTTCTTTTTCTTTACTGTTTGCTTCGCTCGTTTAAAGTTCTTTTTACTAGGAGCACCTTTTGAACCTGCTTTACGCATTTTCTCACCGCTACCAGCAGCTATTCTTTTTCTTTTGGCTTGTATATTTCTGTATAAACTCATTTGGTTAAACCTTTCTGCTTTTCATATGTCCTCAAGCCGCCAATTCCGAGCATTCCGCCAAGAACCGTGAGAAGTGTACCCATGTCAAATTCTGGTAATTCTGGTAATTCTGCACCTGCAAACGATGCACCGAATATAATTAAATCTTTAAGTATAAAATGATAGGCAAAAGCAATCGCGCAGACCCACCCAACAGCTGGGCGCCAGCCGCCTTTAAATATAGAGCCACTTGCCGCCTCTGCTTTGTTTACCTCTATCTGAGAAAGGGCTAGCTGCTGGGCATGTTTTTCAGACATGGTAGCCAACTCGTGTGCTATTTTTGCTTTTTCGTCAGCATCAGGAATAAATTTATCTAAAAGTCCTGTAATCGGACCTATTAACGCCGTGAGCATGTGCACTCCTTCTTTTTAAACTTACTATCTATCCACACTTTGCCGTAATAAAGAATAAACAACCAAAATGTAAACAAAATTCCTTCTACGTAAGAAAGATCATTCCAAGCATCTAATACCATATTTTCCATATTATTTACCTACTTTTTTCATCGCTTTTGTATGTGCCTTAGAAAAACTCTTACCTTTTTTCATGTCTTTTTTCATACTAGTCATATGCTTGGTTGTATGATGTTTAGAGTGTTTTTTTAAAGCAGTGCTTTGTTTTTTAGTTATCTTTTTGGTCATAAACTAACCTCCCAACTGATAATTTTTTACACTGATATTTAAAGGGTTTCCATAAAGGATAAGCTTCATTAATTTGCCTGCTAATAGCCAGTGCTCTTTGTTTACAATCAAATTCTGTTTCATATGGTCCGTATTGATCCTCTAGCGTCATGCAATTATTAGGTGCCCCAATTACACACATTGTTACTAGTGCTTTAAACATATCATTTCTTATTCATCCAAGCAGTTGTACCCATATATGCACCTACTATACCAGCACCTGACAAATAAAACAAATTACTTATATCAGCTAACGCTTTAACACGTTCTACGTCAACAATAAACATAGCTAAAGTAAACGCACCCATAGCTATTAACGTGTATCTAGCCATACGTAGTTGT